CTAACGCTTTCAAGTTCATCGTTGATGATATTGAAACGAATATGTCGCATGTAAACTTCCGTGATGTTGCAACTTCTTCTGCTGCTTACGCTTTGCGTGATGCTTTTGATGAAGGTGTAATTGCTACGATGTTTGCTGGTGTATCTGCATCTAGCCCTAACCATGTCTTAGGTTCCGACAATGCAACTGACCTTGCAGCCGGTACCTTTGATGGTACTGGTAACTTGGACATTGGCTTTGCTGGCAGTGAACATGATCCTATTGACGTTCTGTCTCACATGGCACGTCTTTTGGATGAGCAAAATGTTCCTGAAGAAGGACGCTGGTTCTTGGCTAACCCCGAGTTCTATGAAGTCCTTGTACAAAGCTCTTCTAAGCTCTTGTCAGTTGACTATAACGCTGGTCAGGGTTCCATCCGTAATGGTTTGGTAAGCTCTGGCAAGCTTCGTGGTTTTGATATGTACAAGACCAATAACATTGCCTCTACGACTAACGCAGCAGGTAAGTGTATTGGTGGTCACATGTCTTCTACCTGTACTGCACAAACTATCACCAATTCTGAGGTCATTCGTGATCCTGATAGCTTTGGTGATATTGTTCGTGGTTTGCATGTCTACGGAGCCAAAGTCCTTCGCGGCGAAGCTCTCGTATCTGCCTTCTACGGTATTGACTAAACTAACCGGGGGCTGCTTCGGTGGCCCCCATCTTTTTGGGGAGTAGTTAATGGCTCAAGTAGGTTCTGATGAAAAACCATTTGTAATGTCTACCGGAACTATAGCAAGTAAAAGAAGTAGACAAAGAAAAGGTTTCAATAAAGCTGCATACGATAAGAACTATGATCGTATCTTCAGAAAAGATCCTCTTTTAAATAGACCTAAAAGTGAATTTGAAATTGCAAGAGAAACATCTAAGACTTTTGAATCTGATCAGGATTAAGGAGAAAGATAATGCCGATGGTTAATGGTAAAAAATATCCCTATACTAAAGAGGGTAAAGCAGCGGCTAATAAAGCTCGTGATAAAAAAATGTATGGTGGTATGTACCGTGATAAAAAGATGCACGGTGGTAAAGTAAAATCTGATATTTTTGCTATGGAAAAAGCTTGTGTTTCTATGGCTGGAAAAAATAATAGCGTAACTTACTAATGGCTACATTTCTTGCATTAACAAATGAACTCTTAAGAGAGTTGAATGAAGTTGCTTTGACTTCTGCAACTTTTGCTAATGCTATAGGTGTTCAACAACACGCCAAAGATCTTATAAACAGAGCTTATCTAGACATTGTTAATGAAGAACCTCAGTGGCCTTTTTTAGCTACAGGTGAAAGTGGTGGAACAGATCCTATGTATGGTAATACATATGTAGAAACAGTAGAAGGTACTCGTTGGTATGAATTAAAACCTGCTAGTTCTTCTATGACTACTGATTACGGATATGTTGATTGGGATAATTTTTACTTGACTACTGTAGGTGTAAGCGGAGAATCTGCTCCTTATGAAACTAGAAATCTAAGATTAACTACAACAGAAGAATGGAAAGATTATTATAGAATTACAGAAAACTTAGATGATTCTGATACTCAACAGTATGGTGTTCCAGCTAGAATAATTAAAAGTCCAGACGGTAGAAATTTTGGCGTAAGTCCTATACCAGATCAAGTATATCGTATCTGGTTTTTTGCGTTTGATCTTCCTACAGAATTAGATGCTCATGGAGATGCTATAGTATTTGCTGACGTATATAAACCTGTTTTATTAGCAAGAGCTAGATATTATATGCATCAGTTTAAAGAAAACTCTCAAGCAGCAGCCTTTGCCTTAGAAGATTATAAACGTAGTTTAAAATTAATGAAACTTCATCTTATGGAACCTGCACCGGGGAACTTTAAAGATGATCGTATAAGGTTTATATAATGTCTCAACCTTGGGGATATTCTTGTCAGGGCGGTTTAAATGTAAATTTAAATCAACTTGAAATGCTCAAGCAGCCCGGTTTTGCTACAAGGTTAAGAAACTTTGAAGTAGATCCTGACGGTGGTTATCGTCGTGTAGATGGCTATAGTTTATTTGGAGACACTAAACCTAATTCTAGTGAAGTTATATTAGGCATGGCTATTTATGCTGATGGTGTTATAGTTTGTTCAGATACAGGTATATTCTTTAGTGTTGACGGTGAAGATACTTGGTTACAAGTAAACAGAGCTTCTGTAGCTGGTGGAGGAGATAACTACTCTACATTTACAGGACGTTCTTTAGCTGCACGTACTTCTCAAGGTCGGTGTACTTTTGCAACTTATCAAGGTAATTCAGATTATGGTGAAATTGTAATATGTGATGGCGTAAATGAACCTTTTTTGTTTCAGATGACAGGAACAGGAGTATTAACAGATAGAACATTTTTTGCAAAAGAAATAACTGTAAGTAGCACAATTGGTCCAGCATATGCTGTTATACATGATAAACATTTAGTAGTTGCTGGAGCTTCTGCTGCTAAGAATACAGTTTATTATAGTGGTACTAATGATATAGATAGTTTTAGTAGCACTGGATCAGGAAGCATTGTAATAGAAGATCAAGTAGAAGGTCTTGCAAGCTTTAGAGATGATTTAATTATATTTTGTAGAAACAGTATTCATAAATTAGTTAATATAAATGATGCAAGTAATATTGCTATTGTTCCAGTTACAAAAAATGTAGGTTGTATAAATGGCGGAAGTATTCAGGAAATTGGTGGTGATTTAGTATTTTTAGCTCCTGATGGTATTAGAACTATTGCAGGTACAGCTAGAATCGGAGACGTTGAATTAGGATCTGTTAGTAGACAAATACAAAAAATAATAAAAGATATTGCAGCAGATTCAGATTATATTATAACAAGTGGTGTATTAAGAAGTAAATCTCAATATAGATTATTCTACAGTAAGAGTTCTGAAAGTCCTACAATAGCTAGAGGTATTATAGGAACTTTAACAGGTAATGGTTATGCTTGGTCAGAAACATTAGGCATTCAAGCTTTAGGATTTATTTCAGATGTTAATAAAGATGGAGTAGAGAAAGTATACCACGGCGATAAAGACGGATATGTTTATAATCATGCTACAGGTAATGCATTTTATAACGGAGGATCAGCTACAGATATTTTAGCTGTATATAATACTCCTGATTTTGATTTTGGAGATGTAGGAACTAGAAAAACTCTTAAATATGCCAGAGTTTCTTTTAGTCCAGAAGGAACTTGCGAACCTGTTTTTAGAGTTCGTTACGATTATGAAGATCCTAATGTGCCTCAACCAGAACCTTTTACTGTAACAAGTATTGCACTGCCTGCAATTTTTGGAACATCTACATTTAATAATGTAACTTTTGGAGCTACTTCTGATCCTATGGAAAGAATTACTATAGAAGGATCAGGAAATACTTGTAGCTTTAGACTGACTAGCGAAGATCAAAACCCAGCTTATGCTGTAAACGGTATTTATATAGATTATATGCCAGCAGGAAGGAGATAATAAATGGCTCAGACTTATACACGACAAAGTAGTATGTCGGATGGAGACACAATTACGGCTGCTTTGTTCAATAATGAATATAATCAGCTTGTAAATGCTTTTACATATTCTTCAAGTAGTGCAAGTACTACTGGACACAGACATGATGGAACTGCTGGTCAAGGCGGTAACATTCATACTATTGGTGATTTAGACTTTCTTAATAAGATTGTAGCAGATAGTACTAATAACCGATGGGGATTCTTTGTAGAAGTTTCTAGCAGTGCTGTAGAACAGATTAGGATTCAAGATGGTGCTATTGTACCTGTAACAGATAATGATATTGATCTAGGTACATCTTCTTTAGAATTTAAAGATGCTTACTTTGATGGTACTCTTTATGCAGACGCTATAAATTTTAACGGTACTGCTATTTCAGCAACAGCCGCTGAATTAAATATTTTAGATGGCGTAACAGCTACAGCAGCAGAACTTAATTATAGTGATACTGGATCTTCAGTAGGGACAGTAGTAGCAAGCAAAGTAGTTACAGTAGATTCTAATAAAGACGTAGCAAGTTTTAGAAATGTAACACTTACAGGTGAGCTTGATGCAGGTTCTTTAGATATTTCAGGTGATGCTGACATTGATGGCACTACAAACCTTGATGTAGTAGATATTGATGGTGCTGTAGATATGGCATCTACACTGGCTGTTGGTGGTGTAGTTACTGCAAACGCGGGTGTAGTTGTAGACAACATTACAATTGACGGTACTGAAATTGATCTCTCTAGTGGTGACCTTACACTAGATGTT